TTCGCTAGTGACTGCCGGGGCGTATCAAGGCGCTCGTGGCGAATACGGAGGCAGCAATGGCTGACCTGGTTTCGATGCGCGCCGACGCCGCTGAGCTTCGGCAGAAGATCGACAGCATCCTGTCGATCGACGGTGAGCTGACCGCCGAGCAGGTGGCAGAGCTCGAGGGTGCGGACAAGGCTTTCCGCAAGTTGCAGGAGCAGGTGCACAAGGCCGAAGCGGTCGAGAGCGCTCGGGAGTCGCTAGCGACCCCGTCGTTCCAGTTCCGCGGAAACCGTGGTGCCGGCGACAAGTTCGCGACGATGGACACTCGGCAGCAGTTCCTCGAGAACCTGCGGATGGAGATGCGGCGTCCCGGTTCCGCTCAGGAATACCGGGCTCAGACGTTCGGCACTTCCGCCGCCAACGGCACCGCCTGGGATCTCCTCCCGGTCGATCTGCAGAACGAGATGGTCCGCCTTCTCGGCAACGTTTCGGCTGTTCGCCAGGCCGCTACGGTTCGTTCGTATCCGAACGACGTGGAAATTCCCGTCGTCTCGGCCCGGGCGTCTATCACCGCGTTCACCGATGAGGCGATCGCCTACGACAACTACGACCCGTCGTTCAGCAAGCTGCGGATCCGGTCGTTCAAGTCGGCGGCGCAGACCCTCATCACCGAAGAGGTGCTCAGCGACAGCCGCGGCGGCATCGTCGACGAGATCCTCCAGCAGCATGCCGAGGCCCATGCGTACTTCTGGGAAACCCAGTTTCTCGGTGCTGGTGCGTCGCAGAACACGTCGGCGCCCGATGGCATCCTGGCGACCGAGGCCAACATCGCAAACAGCGGCGTGTTCCCCGACGACGCTGGCGGCGTTGCCATCAAGGATGTTACGGCGGCCGGTGCGGCGATTTCGACCGTGACCTACCAGAACCTCCTGGACGTTGCGTTCGGCATGCCGGCGAAGTACTGGGGCCTTCCCAAGTCGTGGATTCTCTCCCCGGCTCTGTACCAGCACATTCTCAGCCTGACCGACGATTCGGGTACCGTTGGCCGTCCGCTGTTCCTGGGCCGTGCTACTGGCACCATCCAGGACACGTTCAGCCTCGGAACCCTGTTTGGTTACCCGGTTTACGTGTCGGATGCGATGACCGACGCGACGCCGGCCAGCTCGTACCAGGCCGTGCTGCTCGAGAAGAGTTCGTACGTTGTGGCCGATCGCAACACCCTGAAGTCCCAGATCGACCCGTTCACCTACGGTTCGCTGGGTGAGACTGCGTATCGGACGATGCTCCGTTGCGACGGTCGCTGGATGCGTCCGAGCAGCTCGGCGCGTCTGATCATGGCTGCTTCCTGACGCCTCTTTCTCCTTAGGTTCGGGGGGGGGCTTCGGCCCCCTCCCACCAGGGTAAGACATGCTCCAGATCACTTCGCAATCGGCACATGCGTTCCAGCTCTCCGAGTTCCGGGATCACGTCGGCATCGGTTACACCGACGACGACCCGGCGTTGCAGCGGTCGTTGGACGCAGCGATTACGTACTGGGAGCATGCCACAGGAAACTACACGAGGGACACCACGTTCACTCTTGACTGGTACACCGCGTCTTCGGTTGTGGCGGTCAGTGGTGGAACCCTGGTGATGTCGGCCGTGTCGAGGCTGGCGCCTGATGGCGCCACCTCGGCCACGGTCACTTCCGATTGGTTTCTGACAAGAGACCTCGGGCAATACGTGGTCCGCCTGACCGACGCCGGCGACTACCGGAACGGCTATCGCTACACCGGAACGTTCACGGTCACCGCGGCCGCGGTTGAGCCGACCGCAAAGGCCGCTATCTACGGGCTCGGGAACCACCTGTTCACGTATCGGTCGGTCGGCGAAGAGGTGATGGTCCACCAGGTGCCGTTCACGGTTCGGGCGATCATGCAGATGTACTCCCGGGGGATTATGTGAGCCGCGGACGTTCTACCCACCTGGTGACGTTCAGTAGCCCGACGCTGTCAACAGACGGCGCCGGGCAGAAGGCTTTGACATACACCAACCAGTTCACGATGCGGTGTGATGCCCTGATCCTGAGCAGCCGCAAGGCGGAAGAGTACGACAAGGTGCAAAGCGGATCGGACGTCGTCCAGTTCCGCATGCCGTACAACGAAAAGATCAAGGTGGACTGGCGGGCCAACTGGAACGGCTCGGACTGGGACGTTCGGACCGTTCGTGACCTCGACGGTAGCCGGCGGGTTCTCGAGGTAACCGCGGAAAGATTCGAGCAATGAAAGCCGACATTCCGATCACCCTAGAGATCCGCAAGCAAGATCTGGAGAAGCTGCGGAACGCCGGCAAGTACGCATTGAAGAACATTCTGCGCCCGGTGTCCAAATTCGTTTTGGAGCCGTCGCAGAACGAAGCGGCCAAGTCATCCGGATCGAAAATCGGCCGACGGTTCGCCGCAAACAGAACAGGCCGCGGCGGCAAGACGACCTACAACGTAAAAGGCAAGAGTCGGAAAATCCGCTCGTACCGTGCCGGCGTCCGCAAAAAGGGGGCGTACTCGATGCAGGGCCGCAACGACACAGCGGGCAGGATCACGATGCTCCTGTCAATCAAGACCAATGCCGACTACTACAACTTCGTGGCGAACTTCTGGGAGCACGGCTGGAAGGTCGAGGGAAAACAGTTGCCCGGCAACCAATTCATGACCAAGGCCGTTGAGCGGAACCGGAACGACATTGCCGGGCGATTCTGCAGGGCGATGGCCAAGGCGATCGAGGTGCTGCCGAAGCGGCTGAAGGCAAGCGACCTAAAGGGGATTCGATGAGCGACTACAGCGATGTGATTTCGGACGTGTACGACGCGCTGACCCATCCGACATACGGGGTCGGCGTCGATGTGTCATCCGATATTCGGCAACGAGGAACCCTGATCCCATCCGTTGTTTTTACGATGGAGACGGCCGAGTTTACTAGATTCGTCGCTGGCAGCCTTGCCCCGGTTCACTGTACGATCCGGTTCGATTGCCTGCACGATTCGCGGCTTGATGCTGAGGCGCTGGCCAACGATGTCGAGACGGCCCTGGCCGCATCATCGTTGGTCTGCTCGAGGGAGAGCATCCAGACGGATCTCTTTTCCAGGGGTGCCGACGTGGAACCGGTGTACCTGTCTAGCTCAACCTATGTAATCACCTGCGGGGGTATCTGATGGCAACCTCATTCAACGGAACCGATCTCACGTTCAACGGACTTGCGCTCAATGTGACCGATGTCACATACACCAAGGGCGCCCTGCCGCGTGTCGACATCACCCATGCGGCGTCAGCCTTCAAGCAATACGGCGCGGGCATCCCGGAAGCTGACGAAGTGACCGTGACCAGCTTCGTCTCTCCCGGAGCCGTTGGAACTGCCGCTACGTTCACAACCGGATCGATCTCGATCAGCGGTACTTTCCGGATCGAGTCAATCGAGGTTTCCGGCTCAATTGACAATGCCGTGCAGTACACGACCACGTTCCTAAGGACTATCTGATGAAATTGCTGACCGTTCAGGACATCATCGACATCCAGCAGGTCGAACAGAAGCACCAGGAGCCGACTGCGGTCGCCCTGGCTACTGGGAAGACACTTGAGGAGGTCCTGGCGATGCCGGCCAAGGAATACATGGAATGCCGATCCGAGGTGCTCAAGCAGAATGGACTCGGCTGATAGCAGCGGTTGCAGTTCGAAGCCGCCTGACACCAAACCAGATCCGGGAGATGTACTGGTGTGACTTCCGGGAGTTCTGCCGGGCTCTGGGAATCAAGGTGCCGAAGACCGGCGACGAATTGAACGCCGAGATACAGAGGTTCATTCATGCCCAAAACAACCGCGACGGTCACAGTCGGAGCTGACACCAACCCGTTTCAGCGGGCCATGAAGGGGCTCGGGGGAAAGATCGGTGGCGTTGGCGGTCGGATCAGTACCGGCTTGGGCAAATCCATTGCGACAGGACTATCGGGCGGGCTCGGGTTCGGCTTGGCGTCGGTCGGGCTCGGCAGCATCGAAAGCCTGTTCAACATGATGCGGGTGACGTCGCCGAAGTTCGAATCCGCCATTCAACAGCTGAGCTCGACCGTCATGCAGGCCCTGGTGCCTGTTGCGACGATGCTGGCTGAGAAGCTGATCGAGTGGATGCCGGAGATCCAAACCGCGGTGATGGCAATCGGCAACTTCATGGCCGACGTGATCCAGTTCTGGACTGAGGACGTGCTGGATCCGAAAGTCTGGGAAGACATCGGACTTGCCATCGGTGAAGGGTTCATGGATGTTGTCTTACCGGCTATCGCCGGTGCCTACCAACAGGCTCCTGATGCGATCCGATCGACCGTAGCCAGCACGACCGGAAGCGAACACCTCGGAAACGTCGCCGGGTTCTGGGCGGACGTCGTGATGTGGACCTACGGCGGTGGCTGGCGCGATACGCTTTCGTCAACGTCTGGAGCCATCTCGATATGACCACCCACTACCCGGTTCAGTGGTACGACACTCCCAACGAACTACTGACGGCATCCGGCCCGGAGGCGCGTACCTGGACGTTTTCTTTTTTCGGCTACTGGAAAAAAGATCCGGGTGGAATTGGTCCGTCGCCGGTGGCTCCGCCGACATCGGCGCTAGCGGCTGTATCCGAGGCAATCGGTGACGGCGCCCAGTTGGCTGTCGATGCTGTCTATGTAGGGCCGACGGGTACTTTCAGTCCGTTTGGGTCATGGGTTCTCAAAGCTCTAAACGTCAAACGAATTGACGACACAAACACAGGTTCAGACGTCGTCTGGCAATTTGACGTTGTCTGCGAATTGGCAGACCTTCCCTATGAGACTCTGTTCCCGTTCGTCGACGTTGCTGTATCGGTCACATCTACGAACGTTTCGGCATGGAGAGTGGAGCCATCCGTACCAACGGACAACTGGACTTCGATAGCCACGGTTGACGCAACTTGGCATTCGGTCACCGATATCGGTGGAATCAAGGTGGATTGGAGCGGTCAGCCGATCCAATATCCGCTGCCAGTCACCACCTATACCGTTTCGATTATTCGAGCGGCTCCATATTGGATCAATGGCACTACCAGGTCGGCCGGGGCGCTGGGCTCTTTTCCGGCAATTCGTCAATACGTTGGATACCGAAACACCGAACCGATGGGCTACATGGGTGCGGCTGGCGAAGTGATGTTCATGGGAGCGAACACGTCTCCGGTCGGCAACGGTCTGTATCAGCTCTCGTACCAGTTCAAACAAAGCCCGTGGAAACATGCCATTCAGGTTCCGTACGTGATTGGCGGGCAGTATCTGAAGTCAGTGAACGCCAACAACGGAACAAGAACGCACAACGATCAAGTTTGGTGGAGTCAGCCCCACCTGCAAGGTGAAAACCTCAAAGATCCTGCCATTCTTGGAATTACCCAGTATGAATGGCAGG